TTGCCAAGGTTGGGGTCGAGGGTTCAAATCCCTTCGCCCGCTCCAAACTTCCCTAAAGATAGAATCATCATCAAAGTATCGTCGTTCGCGCGTGTCGCATCGTTCCGTGTCGTGCGGCTTGAAACTCGGCCTGCGCAGCCCTTGTCGGCAAGGTGCGACGGAAATTATTCCGCAAGTGGAACTTATGACGAAGATGTCCGTTTCAGACCCGAGGCTCCTAACCTCAGTTCCCCTCTGATTGCCCGCCATGAGCGGGCATTTTTTTGCCGGTGTCGCTGGAACAGCTTATGTGCGCAGCACGTTCTCCTGCGTTGTTCAACGTGGGGAAGAGCCATGTCCGCACATCCTGGAAGAATTCTCTTGATTGCCGCAGTCGCGACCTTGTCGATACCCGGCATATCGCCTGCCGCCGATATGACGGTTTATCGTGAGGAACGGGTTTCACCGCACAAAGCACATTATCGACCGCAGCGGATCGAAAATACCTATTCCAATTCCGCGGAAATGCGCTGCACCGAAAATATCGTGTCCTATCGCTCCCCTTACGAACGGCACACGGAACAGGTCACGCTCTGCCATCCGCCACTAAACTGGCGAACAGGGCCATCAACCGCAACAATATGGTCGCCTTGATCTTGCCATAATTCATTCAATGTGCTTTTGTGCAGCCGCCCTTGTGGGAGGGGGTAAAGGTTGAGGCCCGCTGGCTGCATTTTGGCAGTAAGCGGGTTTCCCTTTTTTTGGGCATAACTTACCGGCAGGCACCATCGGATCCATTGTTTCTCCGGCTCGGAAAATCAATGAAACATGGGCTGTACTTTGTCACCACTTACTGGAATCTCTGGGAATATCCGATAATATCCGGGAACTGGCGAGAAAGCCTTATAAATCAGGGGCTTTCAAGCGTGCATGCGAGCACCAATCAAAAACAAGTTTGACAGACTGGCGGCGCGATCTGCGATCCGTCGTGGCAGAAACGGCCAAAATTCGAGCGTCCCTCAACAACTCTTCAAAAACCACCCTATCGGTCTTTTAAGACCCCTTAAAGCCCAGAAAACCGGCCTTTAAGAATTCGGCGGTCTCGCGCGGCAATCTCTTAAATAAGCAAGAACGACCGGCCGGAAGCCAAATTGAACATGCAACTGCCTTGCACATTCGAAAAAAATCCGATTTTTGCAATGAAATCAATGACAATAAAGGAAAGCCGCGCTGCGTGAAGATGCAACGCGGCTTTTTGCGTTACCGGACCAGGCCAAACCGCGACGGGCGTTCTGTTAAGCTCGCTCTCCAGTCGCCATCGAAGCCGAATGAAGGTGCGCCGATTGGCTCAGAAAACCAGAAGTCAGTAAATGCCGCGATGTCCGGCTCACAAAACCAGTGCGCTTCACCGTTGGCATCGACGGCCCACCACCGGGCGTTTTTCGGCGCAAGCTTCCAATCCACATTCACCATCTCAGGTCTCCGCTCCGCGAATGGAACAACAACGAACTTATCAGCTAGCGCCATACCCTTTACCTCATCTTCGGCGTTACTAATGTTCCTATTTTGTTCTCATTGCAAAATGAGTCAATGCCACCTCTGAGTGATTCCTAAATTATGCTCGACGAAGAAGAGAGAGCACCTGACCGATGACGGAAAGATCATCGGCTACGTCCTCATCGATAATTTCCTTGGGATAACCATTCTGTTCGTTATCGGAACGTAGTTCTAGCGAGCCGTCCATGCGCCAGTTTGCCCGCTTCACCTTGATACCAGGTCCAACGCGGAACACGAAAACTTGGTCATCGACGATGTCGGTCTTGCTTTGATCGACGATCATAAATGCGCCGTCTGGAATGGTCGGCAGCATGCTCTCGCCTTTGGCTTCCAGCATAATGCAGTTCTCAGGCTTTGCGCCGATGTTCCGCAGGAAGGCGCGGCTGAAGGCCACGGAGTTATGCAGACCATCGTCTTTTGGAATGAGACCTGCGCCGGCAGCCGCTTGAACGTCGTACAGCGGGATTTCCACCATATCGACGCCCTCGGTCACAGTCGCGGATTCGGAAAACATGTCCCCTTGGCCCGTCACGATCCAAAGCACGCTAGCACCAAAATTCTGTCGGTAAGCGTCCAGGATGGAGGCCGTTGGCTCTGTTTCCCCGCGTTCATAGGAAGCAAGCGTATTTTTGCTGACGCCGAGCTGCTCCGCAAACAGGTCTCTTTCCGGATCGCCGAGCTTTCGCCGCAGGTCGCGCAAACGCTCAGCGAGCGCCGTTTTCGGTTTCGCTTCAGGTCTAGCCAATAACTTTCCCATTAAACCAATATTTCAGTTTACAAAACCGAGTTTCTGGTTTAATCCTTTCTGTGTTCGCAGAATTAATAACCCCAAAAAAGGAGGCCGGTCAGGGCCTCCCTTCTGGAAGGAATCCTTTATGCACCGTGTCTCTGACGGCGGCAAGATGAGCCGTGCCGAACGCCTTCGGCTGGAAGAAATTGCCCGGATTAAAGGCAAGCTCATCGTAGCCAAAATTACGCTTGCCGAGATCGACAAGAAATATTGCCTGCCCACCGGCACTGCCGGCAATGCCGTTCATGAGCCGCACACGGCGGGTGAACGTGCCATCGCTGCGGCCCTGAAAACCCGGCCGCACCTTCTCTGGTTCTCCCGTTACATGCCCGATGGTCGCAGGCTTAGCCCGCAGCCTTCGGAGAACTACCGGAACGGCCGCCGCGCCGCCGAAGCGGAGCAAGCCGCAGCATGAAGCGTGGAACGGTTCGGGATTGCTGCTCTAGCCTACCGCACATCGTGCGCAAGGCGTTCGTTCGCCCCGGCTGTCAGACCCAATCTCTCGACCGCTCCACACCCCGACAATCGCCGATCAGCAGACACCCCACAATGACGAAACCGCATGCCAATTTCGACAGCCCGATTTTCATTCCGTCACACTCTCGCGTGTGCCGGTGGGCCGAAACCCTGCTGATTTTTAGTCCTGCGTTCGCAGGCGTTTCGGCCGTCCTTTTCACCATCCTCAAAAACTATGGAGCAGCTCAATGAGCGCAGCAGTCCGCAACTACGTCGCAGTGCCTTTCTTTGACCGCGTCCCGCCACGGGTCATGGACCTCGTCATCACCACTTTCGACAACATCGTCGAGCGCGCGCAGAATAAACGCGAGGCCTATTATTTCTTCGCAACCGGCGTGAAACAGCGTCAGTTTGAAGGCCCGACCTTCGATGAATTCGCGGACTGGCACGAGCGCGTCAAAAACGGTCTGATCGAGCGCCCTCATCCATCCGAGGTTCAACCCGTCGCTATCACCCGAGCGGAGCTGCTGACGGCCGTATCTAATATCAGTGATGAGGCGGCGAACCAGCTGCGCGTCCACCCTCTTGAAGGCCGGACGATCACCAAAATTGTGCGGCGTGCCGAACGGGCCATGGCACTCAACGTTGCGCAGCTTTCCGAAGAGGAAGTTCGGCTGGAGCAGGCACGCGCAATTGTCAAAGCTGCCCATGCGCTCAACGAGGCGAAGCTTGCAGCCGGTTATAGCCCTGCCTCAATTACGCTGGATGACACGATCGTGCAGCAGGCTTTGACTGACCTTTTGACAACAGAGGCGGACGCCACCGTCATGGACGCTAACGTTCATATGACAGTTGGAAACAAGCTGGTCGATCTCCTTCTAGGCGAAGACGATGCGGACATCGACGACAAGCTTGTCGGTTGCCTTACGATGGACATGCAGCCCGAGCTTTGCCGCCTTCTTGTGCGCTCAGACACGCCCAAATCCCGCTGATTTCCCGAATCGTCGCTCTGTTACCCCCAGGGAGCGACGCCAGATGCCGGGGCGGCCTCAACACCCAGCCCCACCGCCCCGGCATCGAACTGCCGCAATGCCGTCGCCGAGCGACGAACTCCGAGGTTTCGATGGTAAATCCTTATTCCGATGAAGAACGTTTGCAGGCAATGGTAGCGGCCAGCTATCGCGCCAGCCGTTCGCATTTCAACCACCTTCCACTCCGCCACATCATCAACCCGCCTGCTGAAATGTTCGATGCGAAGCTCGCACGGCAGATGGCGATCTACGTGCTTCACGTCGATTTCGATGTTCCGCGCCGCCGCTTGGTCGTGCTCCTGGGCGTTGCCCGCTGGACTGTGATGCAGGCTGTCCGCGTCGTTGAGGCGCGGCGCTACGAACCGCTTTTTGACAAGGCTTACGAGCGTATCGCCGCCCGCGCCAAAGACACCTTTATGGAAATGCTCTACGAGGCCTCGGCCGGACAGGAAGCCTCCTATGGCTGAGTTCATCCGCGCCACCCTATCAAGCATCTTTGTCGGCGAGCGGCTTCGCCCGATCGATATGGATTATGCCGAGGCTATTGCCGCCTCGATGTCTGAACACGGGCAGATCAGCCCGATCATGATCCGCAAGACGCCAGCGAAAAAGGGCACTCCTTACACGCTGGTGGCGGGTGGCTATCGCACCACCGCCGCAACGCTGCTCGGCTGGAAGGAGATTGACGCCATCGTCGTCAAGGCTGACGCCGTTGAGGCACAGCTGCTCGAAATCTCCGAGAACCTCTATCGCAATGAGTTGAATCCGCTTGATCGCGCCATCTTCGTTATGAAGTACCGCGAACTTTGGGAAGAGAAGCATGGCGAGATCAAGCCCGGCCGTCCTTCGGAGAAAAACCGTAACGATTACGGAATTATCTTCTCCGGCGGGCGGGAGCTTTCCGAACGCGTAAAAGAGCGCTTCGGCTTCGGTCAAAGCACCTATGAGAAGGTGACCAGCATCGGGAAAAATCTCGATCCGGTGCTGAGACAGGCCGTGCGTGGCACCTCGGCGGAAAACGATCAGTCACAGCTTTTGACGCTGGCGAAACTTCCCCGTGAAGATCAGGTGAAGGTCGCAGCAGCGCTGAAGCACGAGCCGGACGTGAAGAAGGTTCTCGCCTTCACCAAGCCCCCCGCTCTGGTCACCCCGCCGCCCGCTCCTTCTCAATCAATCATCCTCACCAAACTGATCGCCGCCTGGGACGAGGCGAGCGAGGAAACCCGCGATAGCTTCCTTGAGCACATCGGCATGTCTGACGCGCCAGATGCCCTCATGGCTGCGATCCGCGAGGAGGCAGCATGAGCACGAAACGCGACCCCAACCAGATGGACTTTTTCAAAGAGACCGTTTTCCCGGTGCGCTCTGCATCGGAACGTCTCGATATCGACCGCTTCCGCTCGACCCTGAAACGCGAGATGGCCCGCGCCATCCGTGAATGCCAGTATGACCGCGACACGATCGCGGCGCGCATGGCCTATTACCTCGGCCTCGACAAGGTCTCGAAGTCGGCTCTCGACAGCTACACCGCCGAGAGCAAGACCGCCCACGACATCAGCATGCCGCGCTTCAAGGCGTTCGTTCGCGCCACCAACGCCTTCTGGCTCTGGGACGTCGTTGTTTCCGATGACGGCCTGTTGCTGCTCGAAGGCGACGAAGCCCGCCTCGCGGAAATGTCCCGCATTCGCCAGGAGCAAAAGAAGCTCGCCCAGGAACTGAAAGTTCTTCAGGCGACGCCGGTGCACATTCGTCGGGTGCGCAAATGAAGAAAGAATGGTTCACATCCGCCGAATTGGCCCAGGCAGCTTTGCCGGGTATTCCGAGCACGCGCCAAGGGCTTGAGCTGTTTATCGCTCGCTCTGGAGTGCGATCCACCGCGAAAGCCCGCCCGAAGGCCGGGCAAGGCGGCGGGTTTGAGTACCATTATTCCTTCCTGCCTTCGGTTGCGCAGGCGAAGCTCGCATTTCTCAATGCGGAGCCGACCGATCCGCGCCCGTCGAAACTCTCGAAGATGCTTTGGGACCGTTTTGAGGCCCTTTCAGACGCCCATAAAGCGATCTGCAAGACCCGCTTCGCCGTCCTGACGGAAGTTGAGGAACTGCGGGCCTCGGGCATCAGCATGAAACATGCAGTCGCCCACGTTACTCGACGGGCTGACATCGTGCCCGCCACCTATTACGAGTGGCGCAAGATGGTCGAAGGCCATTCCCGCCAGGACTGGCTCGCCGCGCTCGCCCCGTCATTCTCGGGCAGCGCCAGCGGAGAGGCCGCCGAGGTCACGCCATGCCACCCCGAGGCGTGGAAAATCCTGAAATCCGACTTCCTGCGGCCGGAACGTCCATCCTTTAGCGCCTGCTACCGTCGCATGATGATGGTTGCCCGTGACCAGAACCTGTCGCCGATCCCTTCGGAGCGTTCCTTGCGCCGCCGCCTGGATGCGGAAGTGCCGAAGGCCGCGCAGATCATCGCGCGCGAAGGCAAGGATAAAGCGAAACAGCTTTTCCCTGCTCAGAAGCGCACCGTGGCACATCTGCACGCGATGAAGATCGTCAACACCGACGGTCACCAGCTCGACCTGTTTGTGCGGGCACCGTGGTCGGAGACGCCAGTGCGGGTGATCCTGATCGGTATTCAGGATGTCTATTCGCGCAAGGTTCTTTCGTGGACGCTCTCCGAAGCCGAAACGTGGGAGGCCGTCCGCACCTGCATCGGTTCGATGATCGAGAACCATGACGGCATCCTCCCCGAGCACATCTATATGGATAACGGCCGTGCCTTCGCGGGCAAGATGATCTCGGGCGGCGCAAAGACCCGTCACCGCTTCAAGGTCAATGAGGACGATGTTGCCGGCCTTTTGAAGACGCTCGACATCGAACCGCATTTCGTGAAGCCGCGTTCCGGTCAGTCCAAACCGATCGAACGCGCCTGGCGCGATCTCGCCGAGGAAATTTCCAAGCATCCGTCTATGTCCGGTTGCTATACGGGCAACCGGCCGGACGCGAAGCCGGAAAACTACGGCAATAGCGCCGTGCCGCTCGAAACGCTCCAGCGCCACGTTGCGCAGTGCGTTGACGAGCATAATCACCGGCTGAACCGTACAACGGAAACCGCCCACGGCCGCAGTTTTGCGCAGACGTTTGACGCGTCGATCGCCGAGCCGTCCACGATCGTCCGTTATGCCAGCATGGCCCAGCGTTCGCTCTGGATGCTCTCGGCCGTCGCCATAACGGCCCGAAAGCCGGACGGCGCGATCCACATGCACGGTAACCGCTACTGGCACCCCGTGCTTAACGAGTGGATCAGCAAGAAGCTGACGGTTCGGTTCGATCCAGCCGACCTGCACAAGCCGGTCAAGGTCTACGACCCGGAAGGCCGCTTCCTTTGTGACGCCGACTGCCTGGCTAAAACCGGCTTTGCCGATACGGGCGCTGCCCGTCGCCAGGAGAAGGCACGCAAAACGCACGTCAAGAACCTTCAGGCGGTGGCCAAGAGCAATGCGGCGCTCTCACCGATGCAGCTTGGCGAGATCATGGAAAAGGGCCGCAAGGCCGAGGCTGCGAAGCGTCCGCAGACGCCGGTTCGTCCGGTCGTCACGCGCCTTGTCACCGGCAACCTTGCACATGCCCCGGTCGAGGCGGTCAGCGTCGATCATTTCGAAGACAGTTTTGCGCGTGGCCTCGCCCGAGTGGCGGGCGGGGAAAGCGCAATCATCCAATTCCCCACGGGGAATACCGAGGCAGGCGGCAAGCCTGCCCGCAAGAGAAGAGCCGAAAAGTACTGAGTACGGTTCCAGTCCAACAGGGCGAAAAAAAATGAGCGACCCAAAGGCCGCCCCACAATTGAACAAAGGAACCTTTATATGAAAAAGACGACCAGCACAAATACCGTCTGGGAACAGTCTCAACCGACGATCGAGTTTACCGCCAAGCATCCGGCTTCCGACGTTGCCGAATGGCGCAAGCTAACGGCGCGCACCGTTGATGTCGCCGTCACTTACGGTTGGACGAAAGCCGAAGTGTCCCGCCGCTCGGGCGTTCCGGACGGCACGTTTTCCCCTTGGTTTAGCGGAAAGTACCTCGGCGTCCTGGCGAACGTAAATCAGCAGTTGGCCAACTGGCTCGATGCTATCGATGCCAGCCAGAACATGGCCGCTATCATGCCCGTGTCACCGCCTTTCCAGCGCACGACGGTCGGCATGGACGTTTATAACGCTCTTCTGTTTGCCCAGGTAACGTCCGGTTTCGTCCGCGTCACCCTGCCCGCAGGCTCTGGCAAAACCGCCGCTGTGGAGCACTTTGCCGCCACCCGGCCACATGTCTTTAAGGCGACGCTTAGCCCGAGCACCAAGACGGTTCACGGCATGCTCGTCGAGTTGTGTGCCGCTTTGGAGGTGCACGAGCATAATCCCGCAAAATTCGCCCGCGCCCTCGGTGCGAAGCTGAAGCGCGTTGGCGAGGGCTCGCTACTCATCATTGATGAGGCACAGAACGCGGTTCCGGACGCGATCAACCAGCTGCGTCACTTCGTGGACAATGATCATTGCGGCGTCGCTCTGATCGGCAATGAGGACACCGCGACCGCCTTTGTTAAGGATCAGGGTCGTTCAGTTGCCAGCCGTGCGCAGGTGCTTTCCCGCTTTGATCGGCAGGTCCGCACGGTTCGTAATCCGATTGCGGACGCGGAAATGCTGATCAAGGCATGGGGCGTAGAGGAAGGCAGCGATTGCGCAACCTTTCTAAAAGGTCTCTCCCAGAAGCCCGGGGCGCTTCGCCAGATCGACCGCACCATGAAGGCCGCTTCCATGCTCGCCATCGGCGACGGCGAGGAAGGCGTTCGCCTGGAGCACCTTCAGGCCGCCTGGAAGAACCGCGACATGGGAGACAGCCTATGACGCTGGAAAACCCTTCCCTCAAATCTCACCTGGATTATCTCGCGGGCATCTTCGGGGAAGCCAAAAAGATGAAGCCGGACGAAAAACTGGAACTGGATGCGCAATCCGCCCAGACCGTCCTGAAAACCCTTCGCGCCCTGTCACAGCAGGCTGGCCATCTTGAGCTGGAGCTTTCCATTCTGCGCGACAGCGAGGCCGGGAAGCTGCTCGCCAAGACCGCCGAGCAGCTCGCAACCGGCGAACTCACCGGCCTTCTGAAAAAGGCCGAAGGCAACATCATCCGCCCGAACTTTGGAGGAAAGAAGAATGACGGCGAAGCCTGACTGCGTTTCCGATCTCCTGCGTGAGCTTTATCGCGGCCTCAACGCGGAACTGGCCGAGAAGGGTCACATCCACCTCGACCGCGCTATGTCGTCGAGGTTGGTGATGAATGTCGGCAAGATTGCCGACTACGCCCGTAATCTTGAAAACGCCTGGTCGTGCGCGGAATGGAACCGCCGCGCCTTCGAGGATCGGCTGAAGCTGATTTCCGACATGACCGCCGTGACGGCCGAGGTGCTTCAGTTGATGAGGCCTGACATCGAGGATGGCGGCAACGTCGTCCAGTTCCGCCCCAAGCCCTCCAATTCCCCCGCACCTTCCGCGCCGTCCGGTGGCGACGCGGCCTGATCCCCTTTCACATTAATTTATGAGGTTGTACCCATGCAGTCCGTCATTATCGCAGACCAGAAACCGAACCGCCCCACCTTCGAGGTGGCCGGCAAAACCTACGTGGAAGATATTCGCGGCCGGTTGATCCCGATCGAGGATTATCAGGAAGTCCAGGTCGAAGCCGGCAAGATCGAAATCAACGGTCATCCGCACGTTCAGGACGCCGAGGGCCGCTGGATCGACTGGCGACTGGTGAAGGCCAAGGATCAGCTGCAGGACGAGATTGTCCGCGTGATCATAGCCTACGCCCTTGACCTTTCCGCGCAGATCACCCGTTTCCGTCGCCATACCGAGACCGACATCACCGGCATCATGGACGTTCTGCAGCAGGAATACGGTGTCACCATCGGCGGTCCCGGTGGGAATTTCACGCTGCGCACCTTTGACGATCTTCAGCGCGTAGAGGTCAAGGTCGGCAAGTTCATGGAGTTCGGTCCCGAGATCCACGTCGCCAAGAAGCTGATCGACGAATATCTGCGGGATCTGACTTCCGATGCCATTCCCGAGCTGAAGATGCTCGTCCTCGGCGCTTTCGAGGTGGACAAGAAGGGCAAGCTTGACCGCCAGAAAATCCTCGACCTGAAGAAATACGCGATCACGGACGAGCGCTGGCAGCGCGCCATGCAGGCGATTTCGGATGCCGATCGCACGGTGATGGTGCGGGAATACCTGCATTTTAAGCACCGGAAATCTCAGCAGGACGAGTTCAAGTCCATCGTCATCAATCTGGCAAAGGCGTGAGGTCAGCACCATGGCACGAATTTACGTTGCGTCCTCCTGGCGCAATCCTCATCAGCCGATGATCGTCGCTCTTCTCCGCGACAACGGGCACGAGGTCTATGATTTCCGTAACCCGCCCAACAACACGGGCTTCGGCTGGCATCAGATCGGCCTTGCTCTGCCTTGCTCGGCTGAGGATTACCGCAACGCCCTTTTGACGCATCCACGTGCGGCACAGGGCTTCATGTCGGACTTCGCAGCGATGCGTTGGGCAGACACTTGCCTTCTTGTGTTGCCTTGTGGCCGCAGCGCCCATCTTGAGCTTGGCTGGATGGCTGGCGCTGGCAAACGCACTCTCATTCTCACTCAGGACGGCGAAGAGCCGGAGCTTATGGCGCTGTTAGCGGACACCATCTGCATCAATGCCGAGGAAGTTCTAATCGAGCTCCGGAAAGGTGGTGCAGCATGAACGGTCTCCTCTCCATCAAGCTCATTGCCGCTTCTGTCTCTCCTGCAGGTGATGGCGTATTCAATGTTGAGACGATCAGTTCATCTGTTGGCAATGCTCTGGCCGATGATCCTGCCGTATTGGCGGACGTGCTGTCGGAGCTTTCCTATTGCCTTTATTGGAACGAAGAGAGTGGCCGCCTTGACTACGTCAATCGTCTGAAGGCGACCTGCAACAACAGAGCCTTTGAAGTGCTGGAGTTTCTTTACGAAGGCGTATTGGAGGTTCCGGAACTTGCAGATCACCTCATGCCACATCGCGACAACGAGGCTGTGGACCTGCTTGCTGGCCGCATGAAGGAAAAACTCTGCTCCGCGCGCGCGAAGGGCCGGAGCGGCTGGAATGATCCCTCGCAGTGCACGAATGCGGACCTTTCCCGCATGTTGCGAGAGCACGTCGAAAAGGGTGACCCCGTCGATGTCGCCAATTTCTGCGCATTTCTCATTGCGCGCGGCGAGCGTATCGGCCCCGCGGCCTACGCGGTCGACCCGCTTGAAGAGCATCTGAAACGTCTCGTAACTGCCAATCCGGAAAAAGCCCTGCTGGCGGCGCTCGATGACAATACCCGCATGTGGTTCGTCGCAGAACTCACCAGCGTTGCTGGCGCCAGCGTGCCGCTCACCGAGATCGAGGCTATCGTGTCGCGGCACCTCATGCCCGCGAAAGGCGGTGTGGCATGAGCGAGAACGTCAATGATACCGCCCGCGCCATAGCGGCCGCCAAAACGATAATCGACGGCCGCGACCCGGTCGCAAAGCAGGCCCAAATACTTCTGACGGCAGAACACGCGATCGCGGCCGTCCTGGTCGCGGTCATGGGCGATGCCCGCCTGGCTGCCGGTATGCTCAATAACGGGCTGGTGCCGGGCATTGAGGAAAGGCTCGCCTATTATGCCTCGAAAGGCGGTGAAGCATGACCGCAAACGGTGGCACTCCCAAACCCTGCCTTGGCTATCCTTCCCGTTCTGCCGCTATCCGGGGCCTCCGCGCTGACGGCCTGACGAACCGGCAGATCGCGGAGAAGACAGGCATTCCCCTCAACAACGTCTGCGCCCTGGTCCCGAAGACGCCTAAGCCTCCTTCCGTGCCGATCGACCGCGACACGAGCTACCGCCTCGGCGAGCAGAATGTCGCCAGGATCGGCTTGAACTACGAAATCAGGCAGATGCTCCGGCCTTTCGCGGCCAAACGCGGCATGGCGGTCGAAACCCTCATCACCGATCTTGTCGAGAAGATCGCCGAGGATCGCCTCGCCGATGCGGTCATGGATGACGGGGTGAACTGATGGCCCACATCGTTTGTTACCGATCGGGCGAAGCCTTTGTCAGCCGCCGCGTGCTGAAAGGCACGATGAAGATCGTCACCGGTCATGGCCGTCGTCTGAAGCGCATTCTGAGCGCCTGCGCCCGCCATGCCTATGACGGCAAGACGTTGCTCGTTCCCGGTCTGCCTGAAGCAGACAGCGACCTTCAGGCGATCAAGGCCGTCAAAGGCTTTGAGCAGATGCTACGGGAACGCCTGGCGAAAGGGCCTCATCGCAGGACGAAGGGGCGCAAGCTGCTATGACGGGCGAACAGCACATTCCACCGGCATTCGCCAAGGGTTACGCCCTTTGCTCCCCGACCGGCCGGCTTCAGCCCAGGACATGGCGAGACACGGCGGCGGAAGCGATTGCGGTCAAATACCGCAAGGCAACCACCTGGGAAAAGGCGCAGGGCAAGGGCTGGTCCGTCCAGTTCGTCTATGTCCGCGTCTTTCTCCCGGTTTTCAAATCCACCTATTCCAACAACAGCGAGGCATGCGATGAGCAGGACGTATGAACCCGATCAGTTGCTGACGGCGCTGATCGACGCATTTCTGAAGGACGGTCATTTCGTTCACGCCAGGGCCGGCAAGATGTTCGTCCTGGTCGTGACCGAGGAAGGCGACGAAAGCCAGTCTTCCGAGTTCTGCCTTTCCGACATCGCAGCGCATGCTGCAGAGAGGATGTCGAAATGAGCGGCGGTTCTATTGCAGCGATCAAGATCGCACAGAAGCAGCTCGGCCTCGACGATGATACCTATCGAGCGAAGCTGAAGATTATCACCGGTAAAACGTCAACGCTGCTCATGACGGAACCGGAACGCCAGAAGGTGCTCAAGGCCTTCCGGAGCGACGGCGCGCCGAAGCCCGCCAAAGTCCGCCAGGACGGTCGTGACGGCAAGCACAAGCTTTCCGGCAAGTACCTTCCGAAAATGCGGGCTTTGTGGATCGCGTGCTGGAACCTCGGCATTGTCGAGCAGCGCCGGGACAGCGCATTGGAAAAGTTCGCCATGGGCCGGCAGCTGCCCGAGCTTTCAGACATTCGTTTCGTGCATAAGCCCGGCGATGCCACCAGCGTCATCGAGGCGTTGAAGGCAATGCTTGCCCGCGCCGGCGTCCAGTGGGCAGACCAACACCCCTGCGCCGATTTTGAAAAGTCGCATGGCTACAAGATTGCCCGTGCGCAGTGGGCGATATTGGCGCCTGGGAGCGCGCGCGACGATTTCTGGCCTTTCGTCACGGAACTGCTGAAGCAACCCGCGACATACCGCGAGGTGACGGACGCGGAATGGATTTTCGTGATGAATTACCTCGGCCCGCACGTTCGCAAGAAGCGGCCGGCCCGTAGCGAGGGCAACTAATGTCTGACCTGCCCGATCGCGCCTACATGACACCGCTGCTCAACCGTATCGCCGACGTTGCCGGCGAGCGGGCGGCGCTGATCCTTGGGCGCGAGAAGGCGGGGGAGCAAATTTATGTTCCCGAGCGCATGACTGCGGAACACTGGCTTGCCGATCTCGTGGGATATGAGAGCGCTGTAGCCATCGCAGAAGCGTGGGGCAGTCAGCATATTGTTGTACCGGCCGCCCTCGGCGGACAGAAGCGCCGCCGTGCAGCCACCATTGCTGAAATGATTTTTAAGGGCTATTCAAATAATGAGATCGTCCGCGCGACCGGTGTTTCTTTCTCCACAGTGACAAAACACCGAGCGAAATTGTCCTACCGGGACGATACTCAGGGCGAGCTGTTTTAAGCCCGACTGATGGGCGCATCCGCTTTTTACCATTAGGACCATATGCTGAGCTTCGCTCAAATTGCCCGCTAGGGGCATTCGAAGCCCTTTCACAGGGGCTTTTAATGACCACTCAAACATTCGGTGAATGGGCGATTTCGCGATTGCGAGCCGCCGGCGCTTATGGCGGTGCCTATGATGGCGCTGAGGGGCGCGAATATTTCGACGCGCTCAAGCGTTATCAGGCTGCTGAAGGACTGAATATTACCGGCAAGGCGGATGAAGACACTGTCGCCCGATTGCGCCTTGTTCGCCCTCTGCGCACCCAAGGTGCCGAAGCCAGTCATGTGATTTCGAAAGTTCCACCCAAGCCGCTTGAGCCGATCTGGATGCGGGATGCCCGCCGTTACATCGGCGTGACGGAAATCCCCGGCCCGAAATCGAACCCAACCATTATGTCTTGGGCGAAACGTTTCGGCGGCTGGATTGCCAGCTACTACACCGACGATGACATTCCCTGGTGCGGCCTCTTTATCGGCCACGTCATCGCCACGACGCTCCCCACCGAACCTATGCCCGCCAATCCCCTCGGCGCTCTCAATTGGCGCAGATTTGGCATTGAGATGACCGACATCGCAGTCGGGACGATCCTTGTTTTCGAGCGGAAAGGCGGCGGGCATGTGGGTATTTATGTCGGTGAGGATCGGACGCACTATCATGTCCTGGGTGCGAACCAGAACAACGCCGTTAATATCACCCGCATCGAGAAAAGCCGCCTTGTTGCCGGTGGCAAGCGCTGGCCCAAAACGGGCGAAGCTCCGATCGGCGGCGCAGTCTGGCTTACGGCTTCCGGCGCGCCCCTCTCGAAAAGTGAGGCGTGAGCGGCGATGAAAAAGCCTTCCTACCGCACATCCAAAGCCCAGCTGTGGGTTTCGTTCTGGTTCGCCTGGTCGGTCATCGTAGGCATCGTTTGGGCGGGCCTCGATGGCAGTGAGAACGCGGTGGCGCTCGCCAACATCGTCATCCCATCGATGATCCTGCTGATCGCCGCCATGCTCGGCATCCACCGTTTTGCCGGTGCCATGGACTTCGCCAATGCGCAGCGCGCCGATTCCGTTCTGCCTTCGTCGCCTCCCTACAATCCCCGTGACGTGCCGGCCGAATTTTCGGAGGGTTCCCGATGATCGGGGCGTGGCTTTCGAAGGCGGTCACGCCCCTGATCATCGTGGCTGCGTTTCTCGCAGCCGCGGCCTTTCTCGGCTGGCTCACGATCGCCACCGTCAACGGGATGGTGGAACGGGCGGTCGATCTGAAAGCAACCGAGCGCGATGCCCATTGGAAAGGTGAGATCGAGACTGCCAACACAAAGGCCGCCAATGCCGAGGCGGCACAGGTCCGTTTCGCCATTGAGCTTGAACGAGACACATCCGTCCGGATCGCGGCCCTGAACGTCAACAAAGAAAAACTGGAGAAAGAGAATGCGGCTTTGCCGAATGGTGATGCTTGCGGCCTTAGCCGCGATCGCGTCCGCCTGCTCCCCCGATGACCCGAAGCCGGCGCCGCCGATGATCGTCAAAACAGTCAAAGCTACCGTGCCGCCCGCCTCGCGGGTTCCTTGCGTTGTTGGCGACCTGCCCGACCGTGACATGTCGTCGCGTGAAGTCACCGCGCGATGGGGCGCGGACCGCACCGAAATCCTTTCCTGCGATGCCCGCCGCGCGGCCGCCGTGGCGGCAATCGACAACGTGCCGGTAGCGGAGGCCGCCTCCCCATGATGCTCGACACCGTCGCCATCAGTTCCATGGTCGGCCTTCTGCTTGGCACCATCAACCTGATCATTCTCGTGAAAAACCTGCTCGCGACTGGCGAAAAGAAACTCGATGAGCGGTTGAAGTCTGTCGAGAACACGCTTGGAACCCATGGCAGCAATATTCAGACGCTGCAGGAAGGCATGAAACATCTGCCGACCCGAGAGAACCAGCACAGCATAGAGCTGGAGCTTCGAGACATGAACGGCCGGTTCGCCGCCCTCGACGAAAAACTGAAACCAATCGCCGCCACCACGGAGCGGCTGCATGACCTTTTGATGGAGCAGGCACGCAAATGACACCCCTTGGCATCGATTACGCTAAACGGATCCGCGAGGATGCACGGCTGATCATCCTGAAGGCTCTTGCCGAGCAGGTGAACGAAAGCCTTGCCAGCAACATTCTTGAAGACGAAGTGCTGCCGCGCTTCGCCATTCGCCAGGATCGCGCATGGGTCCATACGCAGATGGACTATCTCGCCAATCTCGGCGCCATCACAACGCTGGACGCCGGCACGGTCAAAATTGGCACCTTGACGAAGATGGGCCGCCGCCATCTCGACCGTGATATCGCCATCGAGGGCGTGACCCGTCCGTCCAGGCCGGGAGAGTGACATGGCGAAGGGCCGTGGCCGGTTAAGCAACATCAAGCTGCTTCCGCAGGAGTGCAGCGATATCGTTATCTGGGCGGCGGGCGAACTCCAGGCTAACCAGCGCACGCAGCTTGATATCTATCAGGAGTTCGTCCTGAAGCTGGAGGAGCGGCAGCGGGAAAGCCGTGGCGAACTGGATTTCAAGATACCGTCTTTCTCGTCATTCAACCGGTATTCCATCGATCTCGACGCAACGACCAGGGAAATGAACGAAGCGCGCGAGATGGCCACAGCCGTCCTGTCGGGGCTCGATCATGACGACGGCGATTCCATTACCAAGTTTGTTGGTGAAGCTTTGAAGGCCGCCGTCATGGCTATGCTGCGCGCCCAGAAAGGCAAGCTCAATTCCAAGAACCTCAATGAACTGGCGAGCACCATGCGCATGGTGACGATCGCGCAGGCGACCTCGGCAACCCATCGCCAGAAACTCGAAGCCGAACTGGCGGCAAAGACCAAGGAAACCGTCGAGGAAGTCGGGCGCAAGGCCGGCATTTCGCAGGAAACCCTTGACGAGATCAGCCGCCGTCTTGGTGCCGCCTGATGGGTGCCGCTCTCATTGTCCCAGCCGATCCGACCGCGATCTTTCTTCCCTATCAGGGGAAGTGGATACAGGATAAGTCGCGCCTGAAGCTGATGGAGAAAGGCCGCCAGATCGGTCTGTCCTGGTCAACCGCGTATGCCACCATCGGCCGCACCAGCGTCCAGGGCGCGAAACACGACCAGTGGGTTTCCTCCCGCGACGATCTGCAGGCGCGTCTCTTTGTCGATGACTGCAAAATGTGGGCCGGCATTCTCGATATCGCCGCGCGCGATCTCGGCGAACAGGTCATCGACCCGAAGGAAAAGCACACGGCCTACATGCTGCGTTTCTTGAACCAGCGCAGCATCATTTCCATGTCATCGAACGCCGACGCCCAGGCCGGCAAGCGCGGTGGCCGCGTCCTCGATGAGTTCGCCCTGCACCCCGATCCGCGAAAGCTTTGGCAGATCGCCTATCCCGGCATCACCTGGGGCGGCCAGCTGGAGGTTATTTCCACTCACCGCGGTTCGCACAATTTCTTCAACCAGCTCGTGCGTGAAACCAAGGAAGGCGGCAATCCGAAGGGCATCAGCATACACACGGTCACGCTTCAGAATGCCCTGGATGACGGCTTCCTCTACAAGCTTCAGAAATCGCTGCCTGACGACGACGAACGCCAGGAGATGGATGAGGCCGCCTATTTCGACTTTGTAAGATCGGGCTGCGCAGACGAAGAGAGCTTCCTTCAGGAATACATGTGCCAGCCCGCCGACGACGACACGGCGTTTCTGGAATATGACCTGATCGGCTCGGCCGAGTACGCTTCCGATGTGAACTGGCGCAGCATCGAGGGCGGCATTCTTTATGCGGGCATCGATATCGGCCGTAAACATGACCTGACGGTGTTGTGGGTTGTCGAGAAGCTCGGCGACGTGCTTTACACCCGCCATATCGAAACGCTGCAGAACATGACCAAGGGTGACCAGGAGAAGGTTATCTGGCCATGGATCGAGCGCTGCGTAAGGACCACGATCGACGCCACCGGCCTCGGTATCGGCTGGGCCGACGACGCGCAGAAGAAGTTCGGCACTGACCGCGTCGAGGCCGTCACGTTTACACCCCGCGTCAAGGAAGCACTCGCCTATCCGGTTCGTTCGAAGATGGAAGATCGGCGGCTGCGCATTCCTTTCGACAAGCATATTCGCTCCGATCTGCGCTCCGTGACGAAACAGGTCACGGCGGCTGGCAATGTCCGGTTCACGGCCGAGCGCACGCCAGACGGTCACGCCGACCGCTTCTGGGCGCTGGCGCTGGCTATCGAGGCGGCCAATACGCCAGTCGGGCAATATGCCTACAAGGCGGCCCCGCGTGCCGCCTCCAAGTTCGATACCCCCAACACCGATCGCGATGACGGCGCACCCACGCGCCTTGCCTCGATGCGCCGATCGAGAGGAATCTACTGATGGCCAAAATCATCGATCAGTGGGGCAATCCCGTCAGCTCCGCCATGCTGAAGAAGGAACAGGCCGCCCCGACCATGATGGGCGTGCGCCGGCCGAACACGGAACACCAGGCGACAGGCCTGACGCCGGCGAAGCTCGGCCGCCTTCTGAGAACATCCATGAACGGCGAGCCAGAGGCCTATCTTGAACTTGCCGAGGACATGGAGGAGCGCGACCTGCATTATGCCGGCGTGCTTGCCGCCCGCAAGCTGCAGGTGGCCGGTCTGGAGATCACCGTCGAGGCCGCCAGCGAGGACGCCAGCGATGTCGAGAATGCCGACATGGTACGCGCCTTCATCGAGCGTGATGCGTTCGAGAGCGAGCTTGTCGATATGCTCGATGCGATCGGCAAGGGGTTTTCCGCCACCGAGATCATCTGGGAAACCTCGTCAAGCCAGTGGAACCCGGTGGCGCTGAAATGGCGCGATCCGCGCTGGTTCCGATTCGATGAGGCCGATGGCGAAACGCTTCTGCTGCGTGATATCGGCGGTGACGTGGCGCTTGCGCCGTTCAAGTGGATCGTTCACCAGGCGAAGGTGAAATCCGGCCTGCCGATCCGTGGCGGCATTGCCCGCGCCGTCTGCTGGACGTTCCTGTTCAAGTCCTTCACCATGAAGGACTGGGCAATTTTCTGCGAAGCCTATGGCCAGCCGCTTCGCCTGGGCAAATGGGGTGAAGGCGCGACGGACGAAGACAAGGATGTTCTGCTACGCGCCGTTGCCAATATCGGTGTCGATTATTCCGCCATCATCCCGGCCTCGATGTCGGTCGAATTTATCAAGGCGGAGCTTGCCGGTTCACACGAACTCTACGAGAAGCGGTGCAATTTCCTCGACCAGCAGACATCGAAAGTCGTTCTCGGCCAGACGGGCACCACGGATGCCATCGCCGGCGGATACGCTGTCGGCAAGGTGCATGACGGTGTGAAGGCCGATATTGAGCGGTCCGACGCCAAGCAGCTGGCAGCAACGCTCAATCGCGATTTCGTGGTGGCTTACATCTCCCTCAATAAGGGACCGCAAAAGGCCTATCCGAAAATCCGCATCGGCCGGCCGCAGGAAGTCGATCTTGAAAAATACATGAAGAACGTCACCGCCTTTGTGAACCTGGGCGGCAAGGTCGGCATGGCGAAGGTCCGTGACAAGCTCGGCATCGAGGACCCAGACAAGGACGAGGAACTGTTGCGCCCCGCCAATCGCAGCAATCCCGAGAAGACCGATCCGCCAGTTAATCCGGAGAACCGCACGCCTGCGAAACCGCAGGTTTCCATGCATCGCGCTCAGGACCTGCCGGCGCCGGGCGATGCGATCGACGACAGTATCGCGAAAATCCTGTCCGACGACGGCTGGGAGCCGATGGTGGCTCCGATCGTCGAGGGGCTTGAGGCGCAGATTGCCCAGGCGAAGGACATTGCCGAAGTCCGCGCCATCCTTCAGGAACGCCTCGTGTCCATGGACGTGAACGCCCTGACGGAGATTCTTGCCCGCGCCGCCTTCTCGGCACGACTGGCAGGTCTCGGCGACGAAACCCTGTCTGACGAGGTCTGACGCGTGGCAGCGATCCTTCAGCCCCTGCCGCCCCGCGATGCCATCGCCGCCTTTGCCGCCCGCATCGGCTCGCCCGTCGAGACGCTCTCCTATCTCGACATGTGGCAGGCAGAGCATGCCACCAGTTTCACCGTCGCCAGGTCTGCCGGATTCGATATCTTGAACGATATTCTAGCGGCCATTGAGAGCCTCTTGAGTGAAGGCCAGACGATCGAGCAGGCATCCCGCCAGCTGCAGCCGATCCTTCAGGCGAAGGGCTGGTGGGGAAAAAAATTCATCGCGGATCCCGTGACGGGCGAGACCGTGCCGGCGCAGCTCGGCACCGCGCGCCGTCTGCGCACCATCTTCGACACCAACATGCGTGTGTCCTATGCGGCCGGTCACTGGACGAGCTTCGAGCAGAACCGCCGCACCCGGCCATATCTGCGCTATGTCACGATGCGCGACGATCATGTCCGTCCGGAACATGCACGCCGGCACAATCTCGTTTTGCCGATCGACCACCCTTATTGGAACGAATGGGCCCCGCCTTGCGGCTGGGGATGCCGTTGCACTTTGCAGAGCCTTTCGCAACGTGACATCGACATGTTGCTTGCCCAGGGCGAAAAGCTGATCTTCGAGCCACCGGAAAACACCTGGCGCAATTTCGTCAATAAGCGCACCGGCGAAGTCACCCGCGTTCCTGATGGCATCGATCCGGGCTGGGGCTATAATCCGGGCAAGGCGGGGTACGAGGCAAGGGTGGCGCAGCTGCTCGCCCAGAAGACGGCAAATGGCCTCGGCTCGCCCCAAAATCCGCCATAGCCACGATTGCAACAAAAGCCCACAGGCAGCGTTTGAGATGGTTGAGCCGCGCCATCCATCATCCGGACGGCAAAAACGCTTCTACGGGCTTTTAATCGGCCTCAATTTTGGCGCTTGCTTCTCTTGCCCGGTTCGATCTGTCGCGTTATCCATGATGACGCGACTATCTTTCGTTGGGATGGTAATTTTACGCTCCTGACCAGAATTGGCCCGCTCCCTTAGATGGGAGCATGAAAAACGCTCTCGCAACCATCCTTGCTTCCGCATTGCTCACGGCGCATTCCGCCGAGCTGACGGCGTCTGCCGCAGACGAGACGTGGCTGTTGCTTATTCCGGCCGGCACCTTTTCCGGCCGTGACGGTCGCGGCCCGTATCACGCCGGCGATCTCGTCTCTCTCCAGCGCATCGCCGACACGACCCGCCGTTATGCCGGTTCGACCGATATTCTTGTCGATTACGAACATCAGAGCCGTAACAGCCAAGAAAACGGCAAGCCCGCTCCTGCGGCTGGCTGGATCAAGGAAGTGGATGCGCGTCCGGACGGGCTTTATGGGCGTGTTGAATGGACCGCCAATGCCGCCGCCGCCATCAAGGCGAAAGAGTATCGCTACATTTCCCCGGTCTATTTCCACACCAAGGCAGGCGAAGTGCTGGCCCTTCAGACGGTGGCACTGACCAACGTTCCGAACCTCGATCTGTTCGAGGTCTCCGCCCATTCGATTTTTTCCACCCGCAACACTGAACCAGAGGTATCCATGAAAAAGGTGCTTGCTGCCCTCGGCCTGGCCGACGGCGGCAGCGAAGACGATGTGCTTGTCGCCATCAATTCGCTGCTGACCAGCTCGACGGCGATTGCCGTTGCTGCCGGTCTTACGAAGGACGCCAAGTCCGAGGCGATCGCCACGGCCGTCCAGTCCGCCTTCGCCGATCGCAAGAAGATCGCGCTTGCTGCCGGCAAGAAGGAAGACGCCAGCGTCGACGACATCGTCAGCGTTCTGTCTTCCGCCCATTCCGCTGTCACGCCCGATCCGACGAAGTTCGTTCCGATCGAACAGGTCAGCGCCATGCAGGCTGATCTCAATCTCCTGAAGGAGAAAGACGCTAGCAAGGATGCGGAGGCCGCAGTCGGCGACGCCATCCGCGACGGCAAGCTTGCTCCGGCGCTGAAGGATTGGGGCCTCGCGATGCACAGGGCCGATCCGAAGAAGTTCTCGGAGTTCGTTGGCAAAGCCCCCGTGCTCACCTCTGCGCAGCGCACGGCCAGCGCCAACCCTCCCGAGAACGGTAAGCCCAGCCTCAACGACGCAGAGATCGCAGTCATGCGTCAGATGGGTCTGACCGAAGAGCAGATGTTGAACGCCAAGAAAGGCGGTGACGCATGACGGCACTTGCTGCTGATCGCAATACCCCCGAGCGTGCGTCCAATACCCGCAGGGTCTTTTCCGCCGCCGCTGCCACTGTTTATTTCGCCGGCGCCATGGCGGCGGTGAATGCGGCGGGCCGCGTCGTTCCCATGTCCACCGCGCTCGGCCTTCGCGGCGTCGGCCGCGTTGAACGTCGCGTCGACAATGCAGCCGGTGCAAACGATGCCCTGACTGTCGAGGTCGGCGCTGGCACCTACCGTTTCGCCAATTCGGCGGCTGCGGACCTCATCACCAAGGCGGATATCGGCAACGACTGCTACGGCGTCGATGACCAGACCGTCGCCAAAACCTCCGCCACCAACACCCGTTCTGTCGCCGGCAAGATTTTCGATGTCGACGACCAGGGCGTGTGGGTAACGTTCTCCTGAAGGTGAGACATGGAAATCAACACCCAGACACTCCGCTCCGCCTATGTCGGCTTCAATGCAGCCTTCCAGCAGGGCATTGGCGAAGCGACCAGCATGTTCGGTCGCATCGCAACGACCGTGCCCTCCACGACCGCCACGCAGGAATATGGCTGGCTCGGCAATTTCCCGGGCTTCCGCGAATGGATCGGTGACCGCGTCGTCAACGGGCTGGCCAAGCACGGCTACTCGCTGAAGAACAAGGACTACGAAAACACCATCGGCGTCGATCGCAACGACTTCAACGATGACAATCTCGGCATCTATGCGCCGATGTTCCGTGACTTCGGGCAGACCGCCGTGACATTCCCGGACACGCTGATCTGGCCTCTGCTGAAGGCTGGCTGGGCCACCTTGTGCTACGACAAGCAGTTCTTCTTCGACACTGACCATCCGGTGCTCGATGCAAACGGCAATACCATCTCCGTCGCCAACACGGACGGTGGCAATGGTACGCCGTGGTTCCTGCTCGACACCAGCCGCGCGTTGAAGCCGCTCATTTACCAGGAGCGCAAGAAGTTCACCAACCTCGTGCGCATGGACAAGGATGACGACGAAAACGTCTTCACCAAGAAGGAATTCCGCTACGGCCTCGATGGTCGTTGCGCGGTCGGCTTCGGTTTCTGGCAGATGGCCTGGGGTTCGAAGCAGGTGCTCGACACGGCCCACTACGAGGCTGCGCGCACCGGGCTTGCAAACATGAAGGGCGACTATGGCCGTCCGCTTGCGATCCAGCCGAAACTTCTTGTCGTCCCGCCGTCTCTCGAAGGCGCCGCCCGCCGCATCGTCGGCAACAGCCTGAAAGATGGTGGCGGCACCAACGAATGGTTCGGCACTGCCGAAGTCCTGGTTGTTCCCTGGCTGGCTTGACCTGCCCCAGCCGGCACCTCCCTCCCGTTCATTCGGGAGGGCTTTTTGAAAACCGCTCCCCAGCCGCTTTCGCAAAGCCCTCGAAAGGATAGTTTTATGTCGAAGCCTACGACATCCACGAAGAAATCCCGTTCCACCGCGCCCGCCGTCGATCTTGAGACCGTCAAGACGGATGGCACGCAGGATGATGCAGCTGTTACCACATCGGCTGCATCTGGCCCGTCAGGTTTGAGAGCACCTGACGGGATCAATACTGGCCCGGCCGACGCCGGCGGTTCTGTTGCTGACCAGAACCTCACCGGCGAAGGGCATGACCAGACCGATGCGGATGCGGCCACCGCATCGGTCAACCTTTCCACCGAACCCTCCCGGGGCGATGCTGACGGAGCCGGCGCGAATGCCGGTTCCGTCAGCGGCGAAACCTCGGGTGTGCTGAAGGTCGACGATATCGGCCATCTTACCGAGACCCTGACGCTGGCTGCGATCGGGAAATCGCTGCTTGAGATCATTGTCGATGTCGCACGGGATTATCCCGAGCTTCACGAATGGATTGGAAGCGACGATCCGGCCGGCATCGTGCGTGAGCTGGTCGACGAAAACGCCGTCCTGAAGGACATCCGCAAGGCCGCCCAGCATTCTGATCTTCAGGATATCGCCCAGGTCGCGCTCAGCGAGTCGCTTGGCGGGCATGCCGAGCGCTACGCTTCCATGACCCGGGACGAATTCGAGCGTGATTTCCCGCTGTCCTTCGCGCTGCTGTCTTCCTTCACCGAAATCCGCTCGATGGAAAACCCGCCGCTGGTGCGCGTTACCTCTAAGCGTGACGGTTTCCGCCGTGCCGGCATCGCGCATTCGTCCAAGCCGGTCGACTATCGCCCGTGGGATATTTCGCCCGAGCAGCTGGAAGCGATCCTTGCTGAACCGCTCCTGACGGTTGAGGTCGTTTGATGGCCTACGTCACGCAACAGGACCTGATCGACCGTTTCGGCGAAAAGGAGCTGATCGAACTGACGGACCGCGTCAATCGACCGGTGACGACGATCAATCCTGTTGTCGTCGAGCGTGCCATTTCCGACGCTTCCGCCCTGATCGACGGCTATCTTAAAAAGGTCCTCAAGCTGCCCTTGAGCGTCGTTCCACCGATCCTCACGAAGAACGCGGCCGATATTGCCCGCTACTATCTTCACGGCAAGGCGGCCGACAAGGATAGCCCGGTGACGCGCGCCTATAACGAGGCGGTTGGCTTCCTGCGCGACGTTTCGCGCGGCCTGGTCGAACTGACGGACGGCGGAGAAACGCCGGCGCCTGCAGGCGGCGGGTCGGTTCGGGCGTCCGCGCCTGGTCGTGTATTCACCCGTGACAGCCTGAAGGATTACTGATGACTGGCTCGGCCATCTATCTCGATGACGAACTGACGCCGGTTATTTCGCGGATCGGCCTTGCTGTTGCGCATCCGGGCGAACTGACATCGGCCTTTGCCGCCTACCTCGTCTTTTCGACACAGCGCCGCTTCGAGCTGGAGACAGGTCCGGACGGCATAAAGTGGAAGGCGCTCGCCCGCCGCACGCAGTTGAAGAAAATTCGCGGCCGGCAGCGCGGAGCAAACAACATCCTGCGCGTCACCACCGCACTTTACCGCAGCATCGTCGGTCATTCCGATGAGCGATCCGCTTCTGTCGGTTCGAACCTTGTCTATGCCCGTGTCCACCAGGAGGGCGGTGAAATCCGGATGTACGCCCGTAGTCAGCGGGCATCGCTTGCGAAGATACGCGGCAGAACCCGGTTCGTTCCACGCGGCAAAAAGGGTTCGGAAGAAAGAAAGATCACGATCGGAGAACACACCATCACGGTTCCGGCACGCCCGTACCTCGGTTTTTCGGCCGAGGACCGCACCCGGATTGTCGAGATCGGCCAGGACTATCTCAAAGGTGAAGCACGATGATCGATTCCATTCTCGCCCGGCTTTTGGAAAACGAAACGCCTTTCGCCATCGCAGGCGGCGCGGCGGAGCTCGCCGACGTGAAAGACCGTCCGGTCAACCTGCCCGCCGTCTACGTCTACATCTCGCATGAGAAATCCGCGCCGAATGAGCATGTCAACATTCTGCGCCAGCGGACCGCCTTCGATGTCGCCGTCGTGATCGTCACGGAAAACCTGTCCCGAGGCGACAACGGCGCGGCCCGCGCGGACATCGAGGCGCTGAAGTCTTTCGTGCGCGGCCAGCTGCTCGGCTTTCTGCCGGCAGGCGCATCCGATCCGCTTGAGCATGTCGAGGGCGAAATTCAACAGGCGCTGAACGGTGTCGTCTGGTTCGAAGACGTGTTCACCAGCGCCTACTACCAGGAGAAACGATGATGGACGGCCAGGGCGGCTCATACATCCGCAATGAGGACGGTTCTCTCAAACTGGTGAGCCGTACCGAACAGAAACAGTCCGCGCCAGGCGTGAGTGAAGCCACCGCCGAGGGCATCCGCAAGAACATCACCGGTTCCGGCCGGAAACCGAAGGAAAGCAACAATGGCTAAGCGCTACTGGCGTAACCGCGCCCTCCTGGTGAAACCCGAGGTAACCTATGGCGTGGACGCCGTGCCGACCGGTGCGGCCAATGCCATACTTGCAACCAACGTGAGCCTGGAACCGCTGCTCGGCGAAGATTTGACCCGTGACCTGGTACTGCCCAACATGGGCCATCAGGGCATCATCCTCGATGGCAACTATGCCAGCCTGTCCTATGAGGTCGAGATTGCCGGCTCCGGCGCTGCCGGGACTGCGCCGGCGGTGGGTCCGTGCCTTCGCGCCAGCGGCCTTCAGGAAATCGTCACCGCCGCCACCAAGGTCGAATACAAGCCGGTTTCCAAGCTGTTCGAAAGCACCACGCATTATTTCAACATCGACGGCGTGAACCATGTCCTGATCGGTACACGCGGCACCATGACCTTCGGGCTGACGCCGCGCCAGATTCCGCGTTTCGTCTTCACCATGACCGGCCTGATCGGCACCATCGCAGACGTTGCCCTGCCTGTCGTCGATGTGACCGATTTTCTGGCCCCGGTTCCCGTCAACGACGCCAACACTTCGGTTTCCCTGTTCGGATATGCCGGCGCCTGCGAGGGCATCACGTTTGATCTGGCGAACCAGATCGAGCCGCGCATGCTCATCAATTCGGAATCGATCGAGCAGACCGACCGCCAGATGACCGGCAGCGCGATCATGGAAGCCACCCACCTTGCCGACAAGAACTGGTTCCAGATCGCCCGTTCTCACACCAAGGGTGTTCTTGCCGCCCAGCATGGCACGGTTGCCGGCAACATCGTCAAGTTCGACGCGCCAGCCGTGCAGATCGGCCGCCCGACCTATGGCGAAACGCAGCGCATCATGAACAACACCCTTCCGCTGATGTTCACGCCAACGACTGCCGGCAACGACGAAATCCTGATTACCTTCGAGTGAGGATGCGGAGCCGATGCGCATCTATTGCACCTATTGCGGCTCCCAGCTCCACACCTTCGAAGCCTGCCCGAAAACATGGAACGGCAGCGCAACGCGGCTTCATCTGCGCTGCGCCTATTGCGGCTCCAACAGGCACAATTACGAGGCCTGCCCGAAAATCCGGAGCCATCCGGTCGAGGGCGGCATCATCATCCGAGACTGACATTGCGTCTTTGAGGCGCGTTTAAGGGAAACTCAAATGGCCTTCAAACTCTCTTCCGAACTCACTTTCAAATGGCCGGTCAAAGTGATGGAGCCTGACCAGGGCACGCCCGGCAAACTGATCGAACGCGAGTTCACCGCACATTTTGTAATCATCGATCCGGCCCAGGCGAAGGAAGTCGACAATCAGCGCGTTGCCCTGTTTGAGCAGATCAAGCCGGACATGAGCACCAAAGACCTCGCAGATGTGCAGGCGCTTATCGACGCCCATGACTTCAGCTCGATCTCTCAGGTGCTGCGCGGTTGGCACGGCATCGTCGATGATGATGACAAACCGATCCCCTTCAATTCCGAGACCCTGAAAATGGTCTACGCCCACGACCGCGTGAAAAACGCACTGCGCCGCGCTTACAAGGAAGCCATCTCGGAAGACAAGGCGCGCCTGGGAAACTCAAAATAATCGCCACGGCTTGGGCGCATGCCCGCCTTGGCCGCGCCGACAAGAGCAAACCAACAGCCATCGATGCCGACGCCCGCAAGCAATTCGAACAGATGGGCGTCCGTTTTGCAGCCGCACCGAAAGTTGAGGACGATATCCAGATCATGGCCAGTGCCTGGGACAGCTACATCGCCTTCCGCGCCTGCGAAACGCAGTGGCGCATGGTTATTGGCCTCTCCGGCCTGATCTGGCTCGGTCTCGATTACCCCGCCTGCAAGCTCGTCCTCGATGATATCGGCGCGCCGGCGCATATCTTTGCCGATCTCCGTTACATGGAAGGTGTTGCGTTGCGTGTTCTCAACGAGGTGGATGGCTGATGGCTGACCCGTTGAGAATTTCGGCACGTATCGAGATCGACCCCAGCAAGGCTGAGCAGGGCGCGGCGGTGGGCGTCAAAGCCGTCACATCGATCGGCACGGCGGCGGAGCAGACTGCCGAGCAGCTGGAAAAACTGAACCAGGCAGCTGGTGATGGTCTCCGCACACCTCTCGGGGGAAACAATACCGGCGCGGAACTCGACCGGCTGCGCGCCAAATACAATCCGCTGTATGCCGTCATCATGCAGTATAAACAGGCGCAGCTGGAAATCCGCAGCGCCCATACTGCCGGCGCACTCTCCGCCGATGAGATGACAGCGGCGCTCGATCGTAGCCGTCGATCGACGCTAGCCAGCATCGACGCGATCAAGGGCCGCAATAAAGCGATTGCCGACACACCCGTCGCGGCCAATGTCAACACCGGTGTCAGAGGATTTGAGACTGCTAATATTGCTGCGCAGTTGCAGGATATCGGTGTCACGACCGCGATGGGCATGTCGCCATTGCAAATCGCTCTCCAGCAAGGCACGCAGCTGTCCGCGATCATCGGCGGCATGCAAAATCCAATCCGTGGTCTTGCGGCCGCATTCATGTCGGTCGTGTCGCCGGTCTCGCTGGTGACCATCGGCGTCATTGCTGCCGGCACGGCTGCTATTCAGTATTTTTCGACCTTCGGTTCAGAGGGGGAAAAATCAAAGAAGCTTTTGGAAGAACAGGCCGAGCTTGTCGGTAACGTTGTCCGTCAGTGGGGTGAAGCCGTCCCGGCGCTGAAGGCCTATTCCGACGCCCTTCAGTCTGCAAAGGATGCCCAGGAGCTTCTTAAGGCCACAGATCAGACAGCCGGCCAGCAATGGGAGATTGCCCGCAAACAGGTTGTCGATCTCAACATCGAGTTCGCGGACCTGATGACGATGTTGCAGTCGGCGGGATTGGAAGCCGAATCCCTAAAGGGCCTCCAGCGCTCTTGGGACGGTGTCACCGACAGTATCAGAAAAGGGAAAACCGACACCGAGGCTATGAATAGCGTCCAGCAGAGCCTGGCGTCCGCGCTTCAGTCTACCGGTATTCCTGCGGTCGGGAATTTTTCGAAAGCCTTTGGCGACCTCTCGAACACGATTGCTGGCGCAGCCCGCCAGGCAAACATCTTCCGTGAACAGGCTCTGCAGGCGCTGTTGACCGGCCAGAACGGCCCTAACCTCAATCAATTATCCCCGTTGTTTACGGAAAATGGAAAGTTCGTATCGGGCAAGGATTTCACACCAATTAATCCGCCGGTTCCGGAAAAGCGCCCGCTCCGAGAACTGTCGTACCTGCCGGGCGAAGAAAAGGAGCTGAAGGCCGCCGCTCGTTCCGCCACGTCCGCTGCCAACGCCTACCGCGATCTGATCAAGACGGCAGATGACCGGGTTGCACAGATGAAGCTTGAGGCCGAGCTTGCCGGCCAGACCGGTGTTGCGGCCGACGCGCTGCGCTTCAAGCTCGATCTCCTTCAGCAGTCCGAGGAAAAGGGCCGTTCGCTTTCGGCCAAACAGGTCGAGGCGATAAACAGCCGCGTCGAAGCCTTCAAGAAATATGCCGAGGCGGCAGCTTCCGCCAAGCTGAAGGCCGACTTGCTGTTTGAGCGCGAGCAGATGGGCCGCTCCTCGATGGACCAGCAGATTGCCGGCGCATTGCGCTCGTCCGGTCTGCCGGTCGATTTCGACAGCTACGAGGCCGGCCTGATCCGGACGAACTACCAGCTGCAATATGCGCGAGATCTCGCCGGCGAATTTACGTCCACCTTCTTTGACGGTCTGCGCCAGGGCGAAAGCGTCTGGGATGCTTTCGGAAACGCCGGCGTTAAAGCGCTTCAGCGCATTGCCGATACACTGATGAACGACGTTCTGAACAGCATGTTCAGCGTGTCCAGCGCATCGGGCGGTTCGGGCGGTGGTCTTTTCAGCGGCTTGCTTGGCGGCCTTGGCAGTCTGTTTGGTGGCGGCACGGGCGCTTTCCCTTCAGCGCCGGGCGGCCTCTATGCCAAGGGTGGCACCTTCCTTGACGGCATCAGCGGCTATTCCAACCGTGTGGTGAACAAACCCACGATGTTCGCATTCGCCAAGGGCACCGGCCTGATGGGCGAAGCCGGCCCCGAGGCGATCATGCCGCTGACCCGTGATGCATCCGGCCGCCTCGGCGTTTCTGCCGACGTTTCGCCGCTGATGTCGCCAAAGCAGGCCGCCGCCGCCAGCGCCACGGCGCAGCGCATCGAGCTTGCCATCAAGCTCGGCCTGTCGGTCGACGAAAGCGGCAACATCATCCCGATCGTCAAGCAGATCGTCGCCGAGGACGCCCCGGAAATCGCAATGACCGTTGTGGAAAGCTATGACCGCGACCTGCCGAACCGCATCGCGCAGATCGACGCCGATCCGAGGTTGCGCTGATGACGGCTCCGCTTGCCCTTTCCCGCATCAACGACATTCTGCCGATCGCATCGGTCGAATGGGACATCCAGCGCAACGACGAACTCTCGGGCGATGGCAATGGCGATCTCTGGCAGGCCGAACTGGCGGACCCGTTCTGGCGGGCGAATGTCACGCTCGGACGTGGCCTGCACGCCGAGCTGAAGCGCGTTGCCGCCCGCATCCGGGCGCTGGAAGGCGCAAAACAGTCCTTCCTCCTGGTCGACCCGCTTTCTCCGTTTCCTGCCGCCGATCCGGACGGCGCGATCGTCGCCGGCGCAACCGTTACCATCCGGGCCACCACAAACCGCTATCTCGCTCAGGTCTCCGGCCTGCCGGCGAACTACGCTTTGACCGAAGGCGACAAGATACAGATCGTTTATGGGACCGAGGAAGCACCGCGTTACGCCTTTGTCGAAGTCTCCCAGGACGTGATCGGCACGCTGGGCGGTATTGCCGACATCAGCGTGTTTCCGCGCCTGCCCATGTCGCTTGTCATCGGTGCAGCCGTCACGCTCGTCCGTCCGGCCTGCGCCATGATCATCCAGCCCACCACCCACAAGCCCGGCACGGCGCGCCGATCGGTCACCGATGGCGCCGGCTTTACCGCACTCCAGAAAAAGAGAGGCTGACATGAGAAACCAACCTTTCGAAATCACCGAAATCCTCAACAACGTGAAGGATGACAGCCTGATCGACCGGAAGGCCGTCTGGATCGTCGCCAAGAACCGCCAGACCGGCCTGAAGGAAGGCCTTGGCGTCTGGAACGGTGATGAGGATGTTGGCCTGACTGTCATCGAGGGCGAGAACGGCACGACGGTCACGCGGCCCTATTATGGCGGCGGCAACCTGCTTGCGATCGGCGATATTCCCCGCGTTTCCGACTTCACCATCCAGACGGTGACGATCGACCTTTCGAAGATCGCCGACATCGCCCGCAAGATCACCCGCGAATATGACGTGCACCGCGCCTATGTCGAAATCCACGACATCACACTGCGTCCGGACACGGGCTTTCCCGCCGCGCCTGAAGAACCGGTTTTCATCGGCATTGTCGACGGCTCGCCCATCAAGACGCCACGCATCGGCGGACAGGGAAAAGCCACGCTGAAGATCGTTTCGGAAGTCATGCGCATGCTCGGCCGCAGCAATCCGGAAAAGTCCTCCTATGAGGCGCAGCGCCTTCGCGACGGCGATGAGTTCTATCTGTACGCCGGCCAGATCGACACCTGGGAAATTGCTTGGGGGACGAAATGACCGAACTCAAGCGTCTGCCGGACTGGAGACGGCAATTCGAAACCGCGATCGACGACATCAAGGCAAAGCCGTTTGCCTGGTACGATCACGATTGCGGCCCCGGCCTTGCCGGCCGCCTCGTCAAGGCACAGACTGGCGTTGACATGACCGGCTTTGCCGTTGGCCGTTACCATGACGCCGCCAGCGCCGCCCGCCTGATCCGCGAACTCGGTTTCGAGACGCTTGGCGAACTGGTCGCGTCGATGCTGCCGGTGATCCATCCAAGCGAGGCCCGTGTGGGCGATATCGCCGCCATCGATGTCGGCGGACCGATCGGCCATGCGCTCGGCGTCGTCAACGGCGAACGCATCTTCGTTCTCGGCGAAACCGGTATCGGCACGGTCGATCTGCTCGATGCCGCCATGTGTTTCAAGGTGGGTTAGAATGGCCTTGAAACGCCTTTTATGGACACTCGCATTTCTGCTTTTTGCCGCGACGGCCGTTAAGGCCGCGCCGGTCGGCGGTCTGATCGCAGGCCTTGCCGGTTCGATCCTGTCTGCCGGCACCTTCGTCAAGCTCGCCATCGGCCTTGCCATCAATGTCGGTCTGTCGCTTTACCAGCAGGCGAAGGCCCGGCGTGAGGCCCGCAAGAACCAGCAGAGCACCGGCGGCGTCAAGCTGTCGATCCAGATGGGGGAAAGCAACCCGCGCTCCTACCTGATCGGCACAAGGGCGACGGCCGGCCGCCGCGCCTATATCAACAATTGGGGCGAGGAGGAAAACACCCCGAACGCCTACATTACCGAAGTCGTCGAGATTTCCTGCCTGCCGTCCTATGCCGGCCCGCAGGGAATGGACGCCGTCTGGTTCGGCGACACGGCTGGCACGATCCTCTGGAATGAGCCGCATCCGGACGGCCGGGGCTTTCCCATCGCTCAATATCGCCGGAACGGCGTTGACTATCTCTGGTTCAAATATCTCGATGGATCGCAGACCACGGCCGACAGCTTCTTGCTGTCCCGCTTCGCCGGCCGGGCCGAGCGGCCCTACAGGGATACGATGATCGGCCGTGGTTGCCAGATCGTCATTATTACTGCCCGTCGCCACGAGGAGCTGTTCCGCAACGGCTTTCCGCAGGGTCTTTATCAACCGCGGCCGATGCGCCTCTATGACATCCGCAAGGACAGCAGCGTCGGCGGCAATGGCCCGCACCGCTGGAACGATCCCTCGACATGGGAATCGAGCAATAACCTGCCGATGATGATCTACAACATCGCGCGCGGCATTTATTACAATGGCCGGTGGGTTCATGGCGGCCGCAACTTTTCCGCCTATCGTTTCCCGGTCTCCTCGTGGATCGCGGCCATCAATGAAGCCGATCGCGACATGGGCGGCGGCCGCCGCCAGTTCCAGGGCGGTCTGGAAGTGTCGGTTGATCGTGACAGCCTTGATGTCATCGAGGATTTGCGTCTCGGCTGCAGCGGCAGGCTGGCGGAAGTGGGCGGCCGGATCAAGGCGCTGATCGGTGCGCCTGGCGCTGCCGTTTACAGCTTTACCGATCGGGAAATCGTCGTCACGGCCGATCAGGACTATGAGCCGTTCCCGACCGTCGCCGCCACCCACAACACCATCACCGGTGTTTATCCCGAACCGGCCCAGCGCTGGGCCGACAAGGATGCGGCGGAACAATCGTCGCCCGAGCTGCTGGCGCGTGACGATGGCGAGCGTCTGGCCGTCTCCTTCCGTTTCGACGCCGTGTTCATATCCGCCCAGGTGCAGTCGCTCACCTCGACGATGATTCTGGACGAACAGCGCTGGCGCACCCACGAACTGACCCTGCCGCCCAATGCCGCAGCACTTGAGCCGAATGACCCGGTTGCATGGTCGAGCGACGAAAACGGCTATTCGAACAAGAAATTCCTTGTCGTGCGGGCAATCCCGATGCCCGGCCGCCTGCAGCGCGTCGTCATCAAGGAAATCGATCCGTCCGACTATGACCCGCCGTCGATCATCGTGCCGCCCGTCATCGGCTGGATGGGCCCCGTGCCCGTTCCGCCGCAGCCCATGTATGGCTGGCAGGTGTTTCCGGCCACGCTTCCGGACGCTGAAGGCAACCCGCGTTATCCGACGATCGAGGTGCGGTGCGCGCCCAATCAGGACGATGTCAGCTATGTGCGCGTCCAGGTGAAACTGACCGCCACAGACGAGCTCGTCTTCGACAGCGGCGACAGCACCGTCATTTACGAGCCGCCTTATGCATGGGTTCTCAATGCCGTTCTGGCCGGCAATGCGGATTATCAGGCGCGTGGAAAATTTGTGCCGGCGTCGAACCGCCCGACCGAATGGGGCGGCTGGATCGCGGTCCGCACACCGAACATTGACGGCTCCGATATTACCGTTGGTCTCGGGCAGGTTCGTGACGATGTCAAAAACCGCATTATGGAGCTGCAGCACCAGATGGACCAACTTGCGGGCATCGTCGAAAGCCTGTCGATGTCCGTCGCCACCAGCGACATGGACGCCAAGCTTGACCGTGACGTGATGCGATCGGAGCTGGGCGATGCTGTCGCGAGCGTCATCGATGAGCGAGAAACCCGCGTGACAGCTGAAGGCGCCATGGCCCGCCGTCTTTCCGCTGTTCGCGCCGAGATGAATGACGTGGTGGCTGAAGGCTATCTTTCAATGAAAGCCACAACCATTGGCGACACTCTTGCAAACGTCGAATTTGCGGTGCGCGCCCAGAAAGGCGACCAGACGGCGCTCGGCGCATTCATCCTCGAAATCGTCAATCAGGGCGGCGTGCTGAAGGCGCAGGAAATCCACTATTCGGACCGGTTTATCATCGTTGCCCCTGATGGTTCTGGCGGTCAGGGCGTGTTCACCTTCGACCAAAACGGCGCGAAACTCGCCGTCGCCAACATCGGAACGGTTCGGGCCGCCTACATGGAGGGCTACAACGGCAAGATGATGATCGACCTCAACAACGGAAGAATGAGGGTTCGATCAGCATGATACAGCTTCACATCGGACTGGATTACGAGGGCGTCGGCAGCGTCAAGATCAGCAAGGGCGCCTATGACCCCGGCATGACGCACGACAACACGCTGGGTGCCTTCCTCTACAACTCGAAATTCGCCATCCAGGCGAAGATTGCCGGCCGCGATACTCAGCCCTACCGCGACGGGGACTACAATTATCCGCCCGGCGCCAGCAATGACAATTTCACGATGCGCAGCTGGCGGTATCCGAGCACTGTCGTTCAAAACCGGGTCTTCTACCGGGCGGCCTATTTTCCCGGCCTGAACTACACTCTGCCGCTGTTCGAAGTTCTCGTCCGGAGGATCACGGACAATTATTATGTCAATGCCCGGTCGATCCTCAGCAGCTACGGCCACGAAAGCCGGGGAGAGCGTATCGCCACGGTCATGCCGCTCAACGACCAGTCTGATTTTGGCTGGAAGCTCAACAACCGGACCATCGTCGATAATAATTACCGGACCTTCGGTGATCTCCTTCAGCTGTCCAATATCTTCGCGGCCGTCAACTCGGGCAATTACAACTACCTGACCAACGAGCTCCTCGTGTGGAACCTGCCGGGTGACGAGGCGGGCATCGTCGATGCGCAGCCATTGCCTCCCAATCCGGAACACTTCGCTGTTAATCTCGACAGCACCGGCCTCAAGGTCGCAAAGCCCGGCTATAACGTCGATACGGCTTTTGGAACGCAGCTGGCTTTCGACAGCAGCAACCGGCCGACCAAGATCGTAGCGGCCGATGACATCGTTGTCCCCTCGGGCGGTTCGGAATATGCGCTGCCGATGGCTGTGCCGGATGGCACAATGTGCATCGTCAACTTCTACACCGGCAGCACGGTCATTTATCCCGCCAACCCGCATGACGCCCCGAGCGGCGCGGACTGGCGCATCGCCGGCGACCGGCTTTACTTCAGCAATCCGAACGGCGCATGCCGGGCGCGGTTCATGGTCGTTGCCTATGACCAGACGCCGCAGACAGCCGGCAATAACGATGTCTTCCGCATGTTTACGGCAAATGGCGAGGACGTCATCCAGTTCCTGCGACCAGGTGCCGGCGATCCTCCCGCCTTTGCGGACATCATCGTCGATAGCCGTTGGCCCGCCATCTCGCTGCTAGCCCAGGGCTATTTCGGCGTCGGTAGTGGTGCGCAAAACACGTCTATCCCGATCGATACGACGAATTTCTATCCGATCGTCCGGTATATGACGGTGCATTCCGGCTACGGCGGACAGAATGGAGGCGATGAATCCTACTCCAAGATGATCCGCCCGCCGATCACTGCCAGATACCGCCTCAATCATCCGAGCCTCGGATTCACCTGGAGAGATTCCGGCGACAGTTCGTTCGTAACCATCCAGCCGAACGCGGCCGTATTTACGACCTTCTCAGGCGCACCTGCCTATGCCCGTCTCATCGACAATGGCGGCGGTTCCTACACGGTCGCTTACAACTACCCCTCATCGCCGGTGATCGGCATTCGCTATTACATCTTTGGCATCCCGAAGAAGGACTGACCATGACCGCCCTTTACACCAGCGGCACGATTTCACTCGTCAACGGCTCGGCCGTCATCACCGGCATTGACACGGCATGGAAAACCGCCCTCATCGTCGGCGGCACTGTTCATGTCGAGGCAGAGGGCAATCCGTTGCCCATCCTGCCCGACGACAGCGCCGGCGCATCCGAGCACCCGATTACCGACACAGAGATGACGGCCGCGATCAAATGGCAGGGCGCGACCGGCACCTACAAATATGCGCTTGTCCGCGAAAACACCTATACCGAAGCGCAAGCCGCCAACTCGGTGAAGATTGCCGAGCTGCTGCAGCGGCTGAACCATCCGACAATTGCGGCCATTGCCGGCGTCCAGGGCGAACAGGATCATCTTATCCTTCTGACCGGCGCCAGCACGGCAACGGTCATTCCACGTTCTTCACTTATTCAGGGTGTCGAGCCTGATGCGACCGTCGAGACACCGGCAGGGCTTTCCACCTATGAAAGCGAAGCGGCTGGTTTCATCGTTCTCGTTTCGAATGCGGGCGATCAGCGGGCGGCGCTTTATTTCAAAAAGAGCGTGACGGCCGCAGACTGGTCCAATCCGGCTTTCCTGACCGGTGAAAAAGGCGATCAGGGCAATGTCGGCCCGACCGGCATTCGATGGGCAGGCGTCTGGAACAACGTCGATGCCTACGCAAAAAATGACGTTGTCCGGAATAACAAGTCGGCATGGATCGCCCTTCGCGCCAACACGAACGTCGCCCCTCCAGTACTGCCGACGGAAGCCAATGCCGATTGGGAATTGTTTGCGCGTGCCGGCGTCGATGGCACTGGCACCGGCGATTTCGTCGGTCCCGACAACGGTGTCGTAGAAAATCAGATCGTTGGCTTCGCTGATAACACCGGCAAACTCGGCAAGGGGCTCACACCTGCGCAGGCTCGTGTCGCGGCTCTCGTTCCAATTGGGAATTATCGAAACAAGCTCACAAACCCGCTTGGCGCAATCAACCAGCGAGCAGTTGCAGGTACTGTAACTCTGGCTGCTGGGACTTATGGGCACGATCGCTTCAAGGCCGGTGCGGCTGGATGCACATATACTTTTGCGACAAGTAACGGCGTCACAACCTTCACTATCGCGACTGGCTCTCTTCAGCAGGTGATTGAGGCGGCTGTCTTTGCAGGCGAGCCGGGTACGTACTTTCTTTCGTGGTTGGGGACAGCGCAGGGACGCATTGGCGCGGGGGCATATGGTGTCTCGGGTGCAGTATCTGCGGTGTGCGATGGCTCGTCTAATGTGATTGTGGAATTTGGGCCGGGTACAATTTCCCTTCCGCAGATTGAGCGAGATTACGTTACTGATTTCTCCGGCAAGGTTTTCCAAGAGATTGACCTTTGTCTGCGATACTACTTCAAAGGCTTTTTGCCGTTGAGGGGCATCGTCAGTACATCAACTACCGCTGGTAGGCTTGGATGCGTTCTCCCTGTGCAAATGCGGGCTGTTCCAACCATATCTCTGGTCGGGAACGTTTTTGATGGTGGGTCGACGGCGGCGATTTCATCGATAACTGGCTCATACAATTCAGTTGGAACGGTGGAGGTTGATGTCAATCTTTCATCGTCTTTGATCGCAGGCAGACCTGCGCTCGTTTATCAGGGTTCTGCCGTTACGACACTTAATGCGGAGCTGTGACATGGTTTTCTTCGCTTCATATGATGCTAACGGGAAAGTCTCGGCAGGACCGATGGATGACGGCAACACTTACTATGGCATTACCGAAGGGTCGTATTTCTGGCCGGCTGTCATGGATTGGGTCACCGCTGGAAATGTCATCGAACCCTACGTCGAAAACACGCCAGAGCCTGTCACGGTCGTTTATGCCGTCGATCTCTGGACGCGCCTTGATGGTGGTGAGGACGGCAACAGCGGAGAGGTTGCGCAGGTGATCGCGGTAATGGAGCAACAGCCAATCCGCACCCGCAAAATCTTCGACAGCGCCACGTCATACCAGAGCGACCACGAGCTTTGGCCGCTTCTTCAGCAGATCGCCACCACGCTTTTCGGCGCGGAGCGTGCGGCCGAAATCCTCGCACCGTCAGTTTAACCCGGACCCAAAGGAAACCCCGATGACCGAACGCATCAACGCCGCCACAGCAACCGCCATCAGCGGCACGTTCAGCCCGACTGGCGATTTCTCCATCCAGGCCGATATCCCGGTCGGCTCCTCGGCCGTTATCAACGTCGAGGGACAGGTAGACGCCGCAGCACCTTGGGTATCGCTCGGCGGCATCAGCGCCAGCACCATTCCGCCCATGCGGCGCTTTGCCAAATGCCCGAATGTCCGTCTCACCCTTTCCGGCAATAACGACGGCAAGACCATCAAGGCGTGGAGCGGCGAATGAACGGGCTCACAATTCCGCTTGCCATGCCGTTGCAGTTGCCATCCGGTTTGCCGGCTTTGGCCAGCGGCCTTGGCGGCGGCGCTTACAGAGTGGTGCCGCCGTCTGAAGTCTTTGCGTTTCTGAAAGATGTGTTCGGCGTGAACGTCTTTAAAAAGCGCCGCAAGATCACCCACGACTATGTCGATACGAATACAAAGCCGGTGGTGACGGGGTCAACATACTACGTCAAACCGGGCGGCAGTGATGCTGCGGCCGGCACGTCATGGGCAACCGCGTTCGCGACTATCAGCAGAGCCATGAACCGCATTATGTTCGATGGAGTTTCACAGTCGCTCGTTGGACGGATCATTGTTGATACCACCGCAGGCGATATCGTCTACATGGGCAGTGCCGGACTGCAAGCCCTAACCTGCCGAAAGTCTCTGGTGATAGATCGCCTTGGAGCGGGCCGTATAAAATGCGCGGCAGTTCCGGGCAGTGTGACCTCTTTCGCATGGCAGCCGACAGGGACGCCGGGGATTTACTCTGCACCCTGTTCCGCCACTCCTGGATACGTCTTAGACCTCTCGCGAGTTGTCGCCGGGTCGCCCTCGTACAATCCGCAGCATGAGCGCTTGCTGATCGGGGCTTCCGCCTCGAGCCTGACGCCGGGGCAATATTTCTACGACGCCGCTAACACAACGCTTTATGTCCGCACGGCTGACGAGCGCGTTCCCGATGGCAAGATTATCCCGACTGCCACGACCAGTGGCTTCGCATGGGGTCCGCAACTCGCCAATCAGGTTTTCTGGGCGAAAGGTCTCGATATCATCGGCGGATATCAGATGGAGATCGATTATCAGTACATGGCTGATGCCAGCGCCAAGGCATATTTTAGCGAGTGCACCGAACAAGGCACGGCGCTCGACGGCACTGTTATGAAAATGCCCGGTTACATGCTGCTGAACAAATGTGCGGCATATGACACAACCGGCGACGGCTTTTCCAGCTACGCAGGTGCCAATGGCAACACCCTCAATGAAAGTTGGAAGGCGGAAATCGACTGCCGCGCCCGCCAGAACGGGAATAGCTCGAATTTGGCGAATAACGCCTCCACCGGCCATGACGCGTCGAGAACGGTGATAATCAACCCGGATTATGATCAGTCACAGGACAGGCTTGTGCACTACGTCTACGCCTCTCAGTGCTGGATAATTGGCGGCAAGCTTGGTCGATCTGCTCGCCCATCCGGGGCAACATCACGAACGATCATGGTCAATCAAGGCGCAGCCAACCGCATTCCTTGCATATGGCTCGATAGCGTAGAGTTCGTCGGCCATTCCGAAATTGACATTGAGGCGTCGGCTTACGGGCGCGTCGGGCTGCGGGATATCGACATGACCGGGCTAACGATCACGACGAACAACAACGGCTCCGTCTTCTATTTCTGAACATGCCCTTCAAGTTACGTCATCCGGTCCTGACCGGGTGGCTCGGGTGATTCTACGCACCCAAGCGACGGGCCAAAGTTTGGCGACCTAACCCGTCCGACGACCACACACGATAACCGTCGCACCCGTGCCCTGCAGGGCGGGTTCCTTGTGACTGACTCGTGAGCTTTTTGATATGCAAAACATTCGTTGTGGCACCTGTTCAGCCCTTCTTTTTCGGGCTGGACAGGGAGCCATTTCCAACGATATCGAAATCAAGTGCCGCCGTTGCGGCACCATCAATCACTTGAGGCCAGCAGAGCCCTTAACCGACCGCCACGAGCGGCAACCAAGGATGAACTCGTGTGGCTCTATATACCCCCAGAAATGACCTCTGCGGCGTCTCGCTTTGCGCCGGCGTCGGCGGCCTCGAACTCGGCCTCCATATCGCAGAAACAGACTATCGAACTGTTTGTTACGTCGAGCGGGAAGCCTTCCCTGCGGCCGCTCTCGTGGCAAGGATGGAAGACAAGGCCCTGGATACGGCTCCTGTCTGGGATGACGTTACCACCTTCGACGGCGCGCCTTGGCGTGGAAAGGTTCATATCCTCACTGCCGGATATCCCTGCCAGCCCTTCAGCTTTTCCGGCCGGCGCAAGGGCGAAGGCGATCCCCGCCACCTCTGGCCTCACGTCCGGAGAATCGCCGAGGAGCTCGATCCCGAATGGTGCTTCTTCGAGAACGTCGAAGGTCATATGTCCCTGGGAGCCGACACGGTTTTCGGGGACCTTCAATCGCTGGGCTTTACAGTCAAAGCGGGCTTGTTCTCAGCGCTCGAATGCGGTGCGAGCCACATACGACGCAGGCTCTTCATTGTGGCCCACGCCGACAAAGTCCCTCTATTGTGCGAGGATCGAGATGGAGCTGGTGAACGATCGCTTCCTGATGCGGGACGATCCGGATCAGACAGGCAGCCAGATCGCATTGGGCAAGGCTGCACGGCTTTGGACCAGCATCTGGATGCTGATAACGGCTTGCGGGGCCCGGCCGACGAAAGTCTTCAGCTTCCCGTATTCGCGCCCCCTCCATCTCATTTTGAACGCTGGGCCGAGGTCCTCGAACGGCGACCTGACCTTCAACCCGAACTTTTCGGACTGGATCATGGGGTGGCCGATCGGATGGACCGATCCGACGCGGCCGGTAACGGAGTGGTCAGCCTGGCTGCAGCGTATGCGTGGCGCACTCTCAAAAATGCCCATTTAAGCGGTCATTAAAAGCTCCTCAAAACATCCTCAACGCGGCCTCAAAACCGCGTTGAGACTTTAAGGAGAGACCAATGGACCCGGCAGCGGACGACGACATCGAGAAGGCTATTGCGGTCGCTCTGGCAGTCGTGCCGAGAACCTTCCGAAACGGATTTGGCGGAAAGGGTGTCAGACGCCGGCGGGAACCGGTTGCCACCAAGGAAGTCGCGGTTGTTGTCGCTCGCTATCTCGGGCACAACTACACCTTTTACGAGGATGACAATGCGGTCGAGAAAAGCGAGGTGGAAAGCTTCCTGGCTGAAGCGCTGACGGCTGTGCCAGACGATCTCGCTAAGACCTTTGCGGACAAGCTCACTCTCTATTCGGAGCCAGCCCGCAATGAGATCGCGGCGCGGTTGGCAAAAGCTCTAGCCGACAAGTGGTGGTGGACCTACAAACCCAGCGATGCGATCCACCTCAAGCCCATGTTCGGAAGCGATGACGCCTAG